GTGTTACCTGGCGCGAACTGGTTTTTAATGAGCGCCGTTGTGAGGGCCATTCAATCCGGGGTGTGTTGGTGGGTGATCATCACTGGTTTGATAGTGTGGAAGCATTGCATGTCCGCTGTGGGTGTGCAAGGAGCTTTCGATACTGGAAGGACAAAATGAAGCAATGGAATTGGGTTCGGCAACAGCGTGGCAGGGCATTCGGCCTTAAAATGCACGCATCGCCGGGTTACACCATAACTCACTGGGTAATTCGAGATAATACTGGCTGGTGGCAAATTGACGGTCGGGATCAAGCTGGGGTTGTGTGGGGAAAGTTTGCAACCGCTAAAGAGGCTCGGGCGGCTGTCGAGGCTCGGCTGACTCAGGAAGGAGTGCTCAAGTGAGGCCATCGGAGGCGGTGCCATTCCTCGAAGTGGCGTTCAAGCATCGGCGGCGGGTGCTGCTCAAGGGTCCACCGGGCACGGGCAAAACCTTTATGGGCATTCAGGCTGCAAAGCATCTGGGCTGGGATGACATTGGGTTGTGCGTGCCGTTGTTGAGTCCGGTCAAGGTCGGGGGATACCCGCGGCCGCCATCGGAAGCGGGCGGGGATGCGACGCATTGCCTGTTTGACGGGATTGCGCAAGCGTTCCGAGCGGTCAAACCTACGTTGCTGCGGTTCGAGGATCTAACTATGGGCAATGGCGAGACTCTTAAAGCGGTACTCGAGCTCTTCCAGTTCGGCAAGATTGATGGCCGGGTGCTGCCGGAATGCGTTTGCCTGTTTGCGACGGGGAACGACGTGGGCCATGGGGCGGACGTTCAGGGGCTCATCGAGCCGCTGAAAAATCGGTTTCATACGATCGTGAACATCGAGCCGCATTTAGACGATACGGTGGCATACGGCTTGGCGCATGGGTGGCCGGCGGATTTGCTGGCATACCTGCGCAATGCGCCGGATGCGCTGCATGATTGGAAGCCATCGAAAAGCGTTTCGATTGACGGCGCCACCCCGCGCGGCTGGGAGTACGTGGCGGAATGGATCAATATCGGCGTGGATGATGCGGAGGTCATCGGCGGTTGCGTCGGCAAGGGCCGTGCTACTGCTTACCTGGCTTTCCGCGGGCTGATGGGCGAGCTCCCTGATGTGGATGCCTGTTTGCTGGATCCTGATGGGGCGCCGGTGCCGGAGAATCCGAGCGCGCGGTTTCTGGTTTCGATGGCGTTATCGGCCAAAATGACGGCGGGCAACCTGGGCCAGTGCGTGAAGTACCTGAATCGGCTGCCGGCGATGTTCCGCGCGTATTCAATCCGGGACGCGTTCCGGGGGGAAGCGGCGCGGCGCCGGGATAATGCCTTGCCGAAAGACTGGAAGCCATTAAGCGTTTCCCGGGATTTTACGGCGTGGGCCTGTTCTGAGGATGGCAAAGCGGTAATGTCGGCTGCTTCCTGATGGCGGAGCGTGGGTCCGGGCGGAGGTCTGGCCGGGTTCCCTCTCTGCTCTCAATGTCGAGAGCGGTCAAACTGGAAGGACAAAATGAGAATGGCAACATGGTTTAAGCGGTTCGTGGATCTTCACTGTGCAAAGGAGCGTTCGGAGATTGAGAAGCCATCGGCGCGCGATCTGGCCAAGTTCTATCGGCTAAAGCGGCGGTTTGCGCTGGCCACAAAGGAGGAGCGCAAGCGGTTGGCCGCGATGCCATCGTTTCAAAGGTGGGCGGTTAGCAAGGTCGCGCTGAAATGCCTGGAATGGCACTGGAGGTTGAAGTGAATTCCCGCGAAAAGCGCTTGGAACGGGCGCAAATGAAAGTACTCTTCACGGTGCCGTTCTTTGCGCCGGGGGTGGCCAAGCTGGGAGTGCGGTTTGATCCCAGCGTGGAAACAGCGTGTACGGATGGCACTGAGATCCGGTGGAATCCTGAGTTTTTCGATAAGCTCAGCGATGCTCAGTTGGTGACGGTGCTCTGTCACGAGGTCTGCCATCCGATGCTGGGCCATTTGTGGCGCGCGCCATCGGGCGCAAAGCAGAGTCAAGAGTCATGGGATTTGTGGAATCAGGCAACCGATCATGCGGTTAACCTGATGCTCAAGGAATTCTCGGCGGCGGTCATGGGCAAGCGCCTGGCCGATCCGTTTCCATTCCCTGAGCCGGCGGATGCCTACTGCGCCGATCCGCAATACGCGGGTCTGGCGGAGGAAGTGATCTTCGGCCGGATGGCGTCTAAGCCACCGTCAAAAGGTGGCGGCACTAAGCAAGGCGCTGGGCAGGGCAAGGGTTCGCCGGGGGCCGGGTCTAAAGGGGCGTCGGGTTCAAAAAACGTCGCTCCTGGGTCAAGCCAGACGCCATCGGGGGGCGGGAATCAGCCTGGAAAGGGCAGTATGCCCGGTTTTGGTCAATTTAGCCAGCCAAAAGCTTCCGGGCCGGATGCGCCTGGGGCCACTGGGAAGCCCGGGCCAACCCAAAAGCAGTTGCAGAATGATTGGACAGCCACTTTGATGCAATCCTGTGCCATCGCTCAGGGTCGGGGAGAATTGCCCGGGTCAATGGCGCGCCTGGTGGATGCGCTGGTCAATCCCAAGGTGCCTTGGACTGAGATCCTGCGGTCGTGGCTGCGGGAGCAGTGCAGTGACGATTGGGCGTGGTCATCTCCAGCGATGGAGTACGGGGATAGCGGTTTCATCCTGCCATCGTTGAAAAGCGAGCGCATGGGGCCGGTCGTGTTTGGCAGCGATTGGAGCGGATCAACCTACGGTGCGTTGGTGGATGCGTTCCACGTGGAAAAACAAGCGGTGTTGGATGATCTGCGGCCGTCGAAGCTGATCGATATTGGCTTTGATACGCGGGTCGTCTGGGAAGCTGAGTACGTGCCTGGGGATACGGTCAAGCGCGATATTAAGGGCGGCGGTGGCACAAGCTTCGTCGATCTGATCCGGCGGTGCTGCGAGATGCACCCTGAGCCGAAATGCCTGGTTGTTCTTACTGATGGTGACGGGGAATTCCCGAAACAAGCGCCACCATTCCCGGTTATCTGGGTCATGTATGGGGGTTGCGACAAAGCGCCATTTGGTGAGGTCGTGGCGATCAAGTGACTCCTTCACCTATGGGCCGATCATCACTGATCTCCATGGGTGACGGAGGGCCGCGGGCAATTACGCGCCGCGGTCAAACTGGAAGGACAAAAAATGAAGTATCAACTAGCGGAGCGGGCCATTCTAATGCGGCTCGCGTGCGGTATGCCCGGGAAAGCCCGGAAGGATAAAAACCTGACCCAGACGGTCAAAGGCGAACATGCGCTGGGGACTGAAAGCGGTTCCTGGATCAAGCAAAAGTACCCCAAGTGGGCTTTGGAGCCATTGGAAAAGGTCGTTAATGAGGCGCGCGCCTATCACGGCGCCGTGACGCTGCCATTCGATAACGGTATCGGCATTCTGCCCGGGCCGTTGATCCCCGAGTACGGCGATAAAATGCGGGAATTCAAAGGTCGGTTTGATAACCTGGTCGGCTCACACTTCGCGGCCAAGTACCCGGAGATGATCGAATGGGCCAAGTCAGAGCATAACGGGACGTTTGATGCGAGCGATTACCCGGAGGTCGCGGAAGTGCTCGAATGCTTCAAATTCGGCACTGAGCCGTTGCCGGTGCCTGATGCGGGGCATTTCTCGCAAACCATGGCCGGGCTGCTCGGTGTGGATGCGGAGGGCGTCAACGTGCGGGTGCGCGATGCAATGGAAGAGGCGCAAAAAGAGTTGATGCGCCGGTTGATCGCGCCGGTCAAAGCGATGGCTGAAAAGCTGGCGGAGTCCCCGAAAGAGGGCAAGGAGGACATTGTGTTTCGGGATAGCCTGATCGGGAATGTCCTCGAAATTGCCGGGTTGGCTCCCAAGTTGAACATTGGCGGCGATGCTCAAATTGATCAGTGGGCTAAAGACCTGGAGATCGTGTTTGGCCGGTGCAAGCCCGATGTGCTGCGGAAGGACAAGGGGCTTCGCGAGTCGGCACAGAGGGATGCGGCTGCCATCGTGAAAAAGATGGAAGGGTACGCGGGCATCATCTGACAACAAGTTTTGGAGCAGGCTGGCAAAAGGCAGATTATCCGGCGTAACGACTTGCCTGGCCGGGGTCGGCCTGCCCCTTTTTGGAAGGACAAAATTATGAGTGAACCAAGTCAGAGCGAAGCAAACAAAATGGTTCGGGTGCTGAACGGCACCGGGCCGCTTAAATTCACAGTGCGGGTGCATCTGCCCGATGGCAAGAACGTCATTGAATTTCAGCATGATGAGGGGGCCAAAATCGAGTGGAACAATGAGGCTCGCGCTTTGTGGTTGCAAGGTGGCGAGTACTCGAGCCGTCCGATCATGGCGTGGCCAGAGGGTGCCATCCTGATTCAGGAGGAGAATCCGAAATGATCGCGCACGGCCATAGAGTTGGTTCGAAGTGAATTTTTCTGGTAGGACAATCAACAACACAAAAATATGGCTCACGCCTCGCTAGGAAGTTTCGTCATGGTAACTTCCGCCCACTTGTCCGGGTCCAGGGCGAGCGTGAGCCTTTTCCACGTAGAACAGTTATGAGTGAACCATTAAAACAATCCCCAACCTCTCCCGGCACGGTGGCGGCTGGCGTCAAAGTCGAGAGCGAATTGCAGCGGCTCTTAAATCAGCCGCACAAAGGGACGTGCGAGTACGTGCCCTACGGCGCTAGTGACAAGGTGAAGCTGACGGTGCCGATTGTTCAAAACCTGATCGCGGTCAAAACCAAGCTCGGCAAAACCTGTTCGGAACGGGACGCGCTGAAATTCATCGCTATGTGCCAGGCCAAGCGGATCAATCCTTTCGAGGGTGATTGCTTCCTGATCGGGTACGATACGCGCGACGGAGCCAGCTTCGCGATGGTGACGGCGCATCAGACCTACCTCAAACGGGCCGAGTTGCATCCTGAATTTGACGGGATGAAGTC